TGGCCTTAGCGCGGTATGCGGCTACCGCATCTTCGCATGAGTTGTAGTATCCGATGTGATGCATCTTATTAAATGCATAAACTCTTGCTATCCATTTCTTTTTCTCTGGAACCCATCTCACTCCCTTGTATCCTGATTTATTCTTGCTTGTCAGACCGTAGTTCTGACCGTTTTGAGCATTTGACGCCTCCCGCAAATTATGTATCCTATTGTCTGTCCTGATGCCGTTAATGTGGTCAATATGCTCTTTCGGCCAGTCCCCATGATACAGAACCCACGCCACTCTATGGGCTGTCACGGACTTACCTAAAATTGAGCCATGTTTATACCCTGTGTCAGTTCTTGAGGTGAACGCCTCTCTATTCGCATTTTTCGTGTTCCATGCCTTCCATATCCTGTCATGAGAAAAATGCTTTCTATCTCGCGGCTTCCAAAACAGCAGGCCGCTGTCCTGGTCATAAGACAGGAACTCTTGCAAAATTTCCGGGTTGATGTAAACTTTCTTAGTCACGTAAACCTCCTTTTAAGGCAGGTTCAGCATAGTCCAGCTTGACTATCTCGTCAAGTCAAGTTGGACCTTGCGCCCCATAGAGGATGACTAGTAATGGCGTTCACCGGAACCGATCCCGTGGCGTGGGCCAAGCGCCAGAAGCGGGCTATCAATGTCCTGCCGGCACGTCTAGTTGAGGCATTCGCCAATGCGATGGCAACGCGGGTGGGTGTCGGGGGGTTTACGCCCGTCGATACCGGCAACCTGTCTCGATCGGTCACGATTTCGGCGTCCCCGATCATGCGTGATGGGCCGGGCTACAATTCGCCAGTGCGGCAGGATTATCGCGCGGCATCGTCGGTGGCCAAGGGTGATGGAAGCGCGTATGTATCATACAAGGCGATCTACGCACATCGTGTGAATTATGGATTCGTCGGGACCGACGTTCTTGGGCGATCATACAATCAAAGTGGGCGCGGCTTCAATGAGGCCAATATCGCGAGGTTCCCGGCAATCCTGGCGGGCGTCGTTTCAAAATTGAGGTTTGAGTGATGACCGCCACAACCGCTGTTCAGGACTGGCTTTCGCTTAAGGCGCGGATCGACACGCTTGTGACCGATCCCGTGTTGCAGCGATTTGAGCCTAATGCGGTTGTCACCCCGCCCGCCGGGCTGGCCCCGTTCCTGCTGATTTCCGATGTCCGCAATGACAATGACCGGAACGGGTGGGTGTCGTCCGATCTTAATGAGCGGTCAGGGACGCTGATCCTGGCGGTTCAATGGCCACTGGCGGCCCCTGTTTCGCACGTCCAGCTTATGCAGATTGGCGGAACCATCGCAGACCACTTCCCGGCGGATTTGTGCATGGGCCGATTGCGTGTCACGCGGAACGCTGATGTCTTGCAGCCCTATGTCGAAGGCGCATATCGCGTTGTTGTCGTGCGGGTGTTGTGGAGTTCGGTTTGACGCAATGATTGCCAAGCCATTCAAGCATTGTGGCGATGCTCCGTTTTTGTAATTCGGCGAGCGGGGTTCAATTCCTCGGAGTGGCTCCAACCAATCAAAAGGACGCCTAGAGCGTCCTTTTTTGTTTCATTCGTTTCCTGACCACGCAACAATCTTGCGCAACGGGGCAATACTCGCTAAGGTGGCGGCAGTTAAACCGCCCGCCATGCCGGGCATAGGAGTTATGCCTCATGGCCGATCCCGTCGCAGTCTCTGGTTCCAAGCTCTACATTGGCCGCAAGGTGGCCTTCAAGTACCCCGTCGAACTTGCTGATTTCAGCGGTGCAACGTGGACTGAAATCACCGGCCTGACCAGTCTCGGCAGCCTTGGAAACACGCAGAATTTCGTCACGCAGTCGTTCATCAATCTGGGCTTTGACGTTCAGTTCAAGGGCACCAAGGCCGGCTCGGCCATGGAAAATTCGTTCGTGTACGACCCGAATGACACTGGCCAGATTGCGCTTCGCGCGGCAATCGCGGATTGCTCGAACTACGAGTTCAAGCTTGAGGCTGGTGCTGGTTGCGCGCCCAGCGGCGTCGTCACGATCACGATTGCATCGCCGGGCGTTGTGACCACTTCGGGCGGTCACGGCCTCTCGATCGGTTCGCCGGTTGCCATCACCACCACCGGCGCGCTGCCCACCGGCCTGACCGCCGCTACCACGTACTACGTGATCGCCGCCGGCTTCACTGCCACCACGTACCAGCTTGCCGCAACGCCCGGCGGCACCGCCATCGTTACGACCGGCACGCAGAGCGGCGTCCATACCGCCACCGGCCAGCCCGTTGGCCAGACTGCGCTTTTCCGCGCGCTTGCCGGCGAGGGCGTCACCCCGAACGGCGATGCCAATACGACGCAGCTTCAGCAGTATCCGCTGGCCGTCAACAGCAACATCGTTCGCATCTGATTTGCCTAAGGGCGGCGGGGTTTCGGGTCCGTCGCCGCCCTTAGACCCGATCGGCCCGAGGAGTTACCCGAATGTCTTTCGATATTTCCAACCTCAACGCCAAGGTTGATCTTGCCGATGGCGAGTGGATTGACGACATCCCCGACCATCCCGGCCTTCGCCTGCGCGTTCGTTCGGCCCGCTACAAGCCGTATCGTGTCGCACTGTCGGCGTTCTACCGCGCGAACAACAAGTCTATCCAGACGGATGAGGGATTTGTTGATGCGCAGGCCGACACCGGCAAGTTCATGGCCGCCCACCTGTTGCTCGATTGGGATCAGTCCAAGGCCAAGGGTCCGAACGCCCTGACAGACAAGGGCAAGCCCGTGGCCTATAGCCCGGAACTGGCGCTGACTATCCTGTCGACGGACGACGACCTTGGCATCGGTGACGAGTATCGCGGCGCGGTGGCCTATGCCGCCGGCAAGGCGTCGGAGCGCCTTCTGGAAAAGACCAAGGCCGCGTCGGGAAACTAGCGGATGCGTTGCGGTGGGCCTTGCTCCATGGTGAGGCCCACACCGCAGCGAGGGAGGCAAATATCAAATGGGTCGGGCCTGATCCCATCGAATTGAAGCCGGGGCTAGAGGAGTGGTATAGTGATTTCTTCGACCTCTCCACAGACCGGCAAATCGGCATGGCCGCAGGGCCTATCCCTCATGCAAGCATATTGCGCCACGTTGACGGGTGGCCTTGGGAAGAAGCCGATATGTTCCGTGAATGTATGCGCGCCATGGACGCAATCTATCTCAAGCCCCGCAAGGAATTGGCTGCATTCGCCGCGCCTCAAATGGACGGCGAAGCAAGGTTGCGCGCAATCTTCGGGGACCGATTGAATGACTGAGCTTTCGGCCCTTGGCGTCAAGATTACGTCCAGCGGCGTGGTCAAAACAACCAACGAACTTGATGCATTTGCCATTGCGTCAAGGAAGGCTGCGCAGGCGAACAAGCCGATCAATGTTAAGGCAACGGGGATCAATGCCAAGATATTGAACGATGTCAGGGCGCTGGATAAGGCGCTAGCAAAGGCGTCTGCCCATGCGGGTATCGGCGTGAAGGTTACGGGCACGGCGGAAGCGATTGCGTCCCTTAACGCCGTAAGCGCGGCAGCCGCAAAGGCGCGGGCCGCCAGCAATGTCAATGCCAAGGTGACGGGCGGTGGCGGCCCATCGTCCGGTGATGTCAGCGCGGTCAATGGCCTTAAGGGTGCCGTCCTTGGCCTTGTGTCGGCATACACTCTCCTGCAAGGCGTCAAGGTTTACGCATCGCTGACCGATGAAAGCAAGATGCTGACTGCGCAGCTAAGGCTGGCGACATCGGAAACGGGTAGCTTTGCGAAGGCGCAGGAAGATGTTCGCCGGATCGCGGCAGGCACCCGCGCTGATCTCGATAGCACTGCCGCATTGTATGGCAAGCTGATGCTTAATTCCAAGCAATTGGGCATCACGCAGCAAGAGGCCGCGCGCGCTACCGAGACGGTTGCCAAGGCGTTCAAGGTGTCTGGCGCATCGACCGTTGAGGCTAGTCAGGGCACGCGCCAGTTGGTGCAGGCGTTGCAGTCCGGCGTCCTGCGCGGTGACGAATTTAACACCATGGCAGAGGCTGCCCCGCGCCTGCAAAAGCTGCTGGCCGAAAGCCTTGGTGTGACACAGGGCCAGTTGCGCAAGATGGCCGAAGAAGGTGAATTGACCAGTGACAAGCTGACCAAGGCATTCACGGACAAGCGCTTTACGCAAGGACTTGATGACGAATTTGCGCAACTCCCCGTCACCTTCGGGGATGCGATGACGCAAATCCGCAATGCGGCGGTGATCACGTTCGGGGCGTTTGATGAGGGCGGTCAATTCTCCAAGTCCATCACTTCGTTCCTGATCGGCGGGACGAAGGGCATGGCCGATTGGGAGAATGCGGCACGAAGCCTTGGTCAGACCATTGCGGTTGAATTTGCCAAGATCACCGCATTTGCGGAAAGCGTTACTGCAGGCATCCGTCTTTTCGGTGACGCGCTTATCTGGGTTAATTCCATTCCGGGCGTAAGCACTGTCACCAGTTGGCTTGGCGATGTCATTTCGCAGGTTTCCGAGTTGGCCAGTTGGCTCAACCCAATGAATGCCTTGTTCAACATCATCGGCCGAGTTGGCGAAAAGGCCGCCCAGCAGAAGCAGCGCGATCTTGTCGCTGATAGCCAGAACAGCCGCATCAACGCCATGATGGGTTTCAAGGGCAACGGTCAATTCCGGGATGACAGTCCGGCAATCACCCGCAACACGGCTGCCGTCACCAAGGCCACCAAGGCGCGGAAGGGTTTGACCGACGCGGAGCGTGATGCGAAGCGTGCTGCCGATGAATTGAAGCGCGCCTATGATCAAAAGGTTAAGTCGGCGGACGATTATATCGCAAGCCTTACGCGCGAAAATCAGGAATTCGGCAAGACGGCCAAGGAAATCCGGTTGATGGAAGTGGCGCGCCGCATGGAAGCGGCGGCCACCGATGAACAGCGCGCGGCGATCCAGCGGCTTTCTGATCAGCGTGAAACGAACATCGGCACCAAGGAATTGGCCGATGCCATGAAGATGAATGACCAGCGCCGCCGTGAAATTCAGCTTATCAACGATGAAACCGAGTTGCAGCGCAAGGCTGGCGACGCTCGTATGGAAGCGCTTCGTGGACTGTCTGGTGACGCGCTGGAAAATGAACTTGCTCGCATCAATGACGAGTACGAAATCCAGAACATTCTTCTGCGCGCCCAAGCCGCCGCCGCGAATGACGCCGCCAATGCCGTGCATATCCTCGCCATGGCCAATGCCGAGATTGCGCAGGTCAGGCAGGCGCAGGGACAGGATGGTGCGGAGCGCGCATTCGAACAGAACAGGCGTAAGGCCATTGGCGTGGCCGATGAAGTGGCTGACATCATCGGGGGCGGCTTCGGGGATGGTGCGCGGGAGATGATCCGCATTCTGGACGAAACCCTGCCCAGCATCTTTGCCGATTTGGGCGCGCAGTTTGGCAAGCAATTCGAAGCCTTTTCCAAGGGCGCGAAAACGGGTGCGGTATTCGGCGCAATGACAGGTTCGGCCACGGGCGGCGCCATTGGTGGCGGATTGGGCCAGATTGGCGGCAAGGCCATTGCGGGCGCCCTTGGTAAACTCGGCAAGTTCGCCGGGCCTCTCGGCGCAATTGCCGGCGGGCTACTCGGCGGCATCATCGGCGGGATGCTCAAGAAAACCCCCAAGGCCAGCGCCACGGTCAGTATCATTGCTGGCGAGGCGATGGA